ACACTACTCTGCATGGCAAACTAAAAAATATGAAGTCCGAATTTACCGTCAGATGATTTGTGAAACTCATATAATTCCAGAACGTCTGCCGCCGAACGTTCGAATAAAAGAACCTTTCTCCCGAATAACTCAATCTCTACGCTTTTTCGCATTAACTATTGGTCTCCGTTAAAGTGCCTGTTCCCTGGAATGTATAAGAAACTTTTACCGCATCCGTTCCCTTGATCTGTAGAACGGGATTCATCTGCGTGATCTTGACAGTTCCAGAGAATGAATCCGCAGAGTTCATGTTTAGAGTCGCGGAATAAGACGAGCCAACAGTCGGACGCAATGCACCGTCCGGGAGGATTCCTTCGAACGATCCATCGAACTGAGTATGACCCTCTGCGATAAATTCAGAGTTAGCTCCGGAATTGGAGTCTGTCACTTCTCTTGTGTCGCATTTCTGCGTAAGTGACCAGCCCGTAATAGCAACGCACCGAGAAACAGACCCGCCGGTTGTGTATGTCTGTGCGGTGGCCGTTCCAAGCGTTACTACGAATGTCGTGGATGAAGATGTAACAACGTGCGTTCCGTTAAGGTCAGTCATCCCGCCGACAGATGAAATCTTAACCATATCTTTTGCGGCCAGCCCATGCCCGGAAGCAGTAACCGTAATCGCGGTTGTTCCCGTTGCGCCCGCGATGTTTGTTGCGGAGCCATAAAGGAGAAACCCATCAGCCCCGCTATAAGTAACAGTTGAAGCCATGTTTTCTCCTTAAGCGTTAGTCTCGGTGAGTACGCCAGTTCCCTGAAACGTATAGGAAACCTTAACGGCATCGGTTCCCTTAACCTGAAGCGCAACGCCCTTCGATGTAATAATAATATTCCCGGAAAACTGCGTTCCGGTAACGGCGAGGAAAGTCCCTGCGGCGGCGGCTCCGCCAACAGTCAATGAAGCGGTCCCGTCCTGATAAAACCCCTCAAACGTCCCGTCCCATTGGGTGTGACCTTCCGCGATAAACTCAGAATTAGTGGAAGAGTTTGAATCCGTCACTTCACGGGTATCACTTTTCTGATTGATAGTCCATCCGGTAATCGGAACCGCACCGCTCTGAGCCGTAACAGTACCAGCCGCACCGGAAATAGTAATTGTACTCGCCATTATTTACCTGCCTTTCGAAAGTTGAACCCTGTATTCAATAAGTATCTGCCAAATGTCTGAATCTGGAAATCTTGTTTTCTTTGGAGTCCCTTGCCTTGAACAAATAACAACGTTATATCCAGAAACAGACAGGCTTGTCGTGAAATCAAACTTTGCCATAATAGCGGCTTCGATGACTTCCGCCGCGTCAAGCTCCGTCTCTTTCCCTGCGTTTCTTATGTCAAACTGGAAAAATGTTTCATCGTAAGTATTAACTGAATCCCACGAATGGGTCGAAGCTATTTCCGAATAAATTACTAACGGGTAAACCGTCCCTTCTGGAGCTTTGTCAAAAAAGAAATTATTTGCAGAAAGTCCGGTAACGGTTAGGCCTAATGTTTCTATTGCGCTTCGAAGTTCTGCAATCATTTTTGAAGGTCCATTATTTTCATTATTGCGGAGTAACTTTCAACAAATGCCGGTCTTATGTAAGGTCTCGCTGGGATAGGAATAGTAAGTTTCTTTGCAAGCGCCATCGCTGTCCATTGATCGGAAGACGGTTCGCCTTTTCTCCCAGATATGAAAACGGACAGCCCTTTGCGCTTTACAACCTTACCCCCTTTTCTTGCCCCCGCCTTTGCGGGCCGCTTTAGCTTTAGCAAAGAAGAAACCTCTTTGTTTCTTTGTTACTGTCTGGTTAATTACTCCGCCGAACTCATGTATGGCCGCGTATGGTTTATCCCAAATTCCAACCCTTATTGTAACCGGCGAAATGGCGCGTATTTCTACGGAGTCTTTTAGGTGGTCTCCTCCGCCTTCGCTTACTAACCCATTGGCGGAAATACGCTTTTCAATGTTCGCCCTTACTAATTCCCCCGCCTTTAAAAGTCTCCGTTGAGCAATGCCCTCAATCTTTGCGGTGATCGCATCATCAAACCATTCGTCCATTACTTATCCAAAACCTTCATGTCGGGCTTTTTGGGTTCCACTTTAATTTCTTTCTTTTCTTCAATAACAGAATATCCCAAAGCACGCAAGAAACCGATGACTTCCCTGTCGTCCGTTTCGAAAATTCCATCCTTATCAAATTTAATTGTTTTACCGTCAGCGGTGAAAACTTCCCAATCCTTAACGCCTTTTATTTTCATCTTATCACCTCTAAAATTCGGTTTCTCTTGTAAAGACAGCCTCAACATCTGAATCGGTCGAATGTTCTGATCCGTAACTTGTTATCGTATCCCTATGCGCCGCAGTAGAAGTTACGGATGCGCCCAACAGAAAATTAGGCGTATTCCTAATCGCCCAAAGACCCACGGGGAGTTCTTCGCTTCCGTAATATTGCGCCCAAAGAGCTTCCGAATGTTCGGCTTTGTCCTGTGAAGTCCCAAGATATGCCGCCTGCTCTGTTTGTGCCGCCGCTCCAATCGCATTAAGATTTCTCAATATTCTCAATGCGGAATTAACTAGATATAATGTACTCCCAGCATCAACCTCGTTTGTAACGGTTGCCAATGTAAGAGTTGTAGATTTCGCCGTTATATATGTATATTGATATACCCTAACTCCCGTAGCAAATCCCACCATATAAACAGAATCGCCCACCGAAAAATCACTGACAGAACTCGGCGTTACTACTTTTCCCGATCCTGCGTCTACGCCAAGAGCGATAGTAGCAGATGCTTCATGAAAATTATCAATGTCATATCCGGACGATCCTGCGATGGTTCTTATTTCATCCGCAATATTATCCATAAAATCTAATACTTGTGTATTAGTCGGCTTAGTGGATGCAGAAAAAGTAGCCCTGCTTTGGTTGTGCTGTTGAACGTCGGAAATTATGCAGAACGGAAATCGAGCCATTATTTGCCCTTTTTCTTAATATCCCGTTTAATATTATACTTCAAAAGAATCTTGTCAAGTTCTGGGTCAACGCCTTGAATTTGCTTTAGTTCGTTGACAAAAATATTAATATCGCTAAGCATCTTTTGATTTTCAGCGACAAGAGAACGGTTCAAATCCGTTGCAATCTTGTTTTCTTTTACATAATAAATCAGTAAATCTTTAACTTCTTGATGTTCTTCAAAAGAAACAGACTGCGGGGCTTTTGACGGCCCCGCATCCTGCGCACAACCTACGCCAACCAAAAAGAAGGAGAAAAGGAGAAATCTTTTGAGCATTGAATGCCTCTAATAAAGTGACGTGGTATCTGAAACCATATAATAAGAAGCAGGCTTTCCAGTAGCACCGGCTTTTGTGATTGTCAGCCGAAGCCACCGAGAAACACCGCCAGCAGTCGCAACCGTGTCAATGTCTGTAATATAGACATTGCCAGCGGTCACTTCCAATGTGTCTGCTTTAATACTGGAAGTCGAAACAAGCGGATAATTGTCTGCAATAGTCAGCTTTGCCTTAACTTCCGTAGCACCAAGAACACCGGCGATTCTCGGAGTTACCAGAGAATCAACGGTTACCGTGCTATTAGAAACAAACGGGTAATCTGCGGCGATGGTAAGCTTGGAGCTAACAGCCGTGGCGTTTGTCGCTGAACCAGTAATCGCAGTCAGGGCCGCAGTCGGTGTGCTGAATGAAGTCGCATACGTCCACCCAGCTGAATCAACCGAAAACTTCCGCGCTCCACCTATGCCAACTTTAAGCGGGTAAGTGTCCTGATGCGGCGCAAGCATGACCGTGTCGCCATCGCTTACAGCGAACACTTCATGCGCCGTAATAGTGCTTGTGGCTGTAGGCGAAAACGCAGACGCGCTAACCGTTCCGGCAAAAATAGCGTTGCCAGAACTATCGACGGCAAACTTCTGGACGTTCCCGATTTCCATTTCAATCGGGTACAGGTACTTAAACATCCGAAATTTAAGCGAATCGGAATCCGACACAAGAAATAGGTTTGTATACGCATTATTACCGGACAACGTTAGACCTCTGTACGAAGTCATGCCACCCCTGAAATAGGTCTTAGCCCCGAAAATCTGAGCGTTAGACTGGAGAGTGGGCTGAGCGGAGGCGAAACCGGCGACCAAAAGAAACAGTGCAATATATTTTTTCATTACTTAATACCTCCGGATTTTTCCTTTACCTTTTCGGGTTCCCTTGCGGGTTCCTTTTTAGGTTCAGGCTTTTCATCCATCGGAGCGAGAAAACCCAAAGCCACATGCTTCGGAGAATCCTTAATATCAATCACAGCTCCCGGAAGATGAAACTTTTTATTAGCCTTGATAGGCTTAAGAACTTTATATTTCATGGTCCTCCAAATAAGGGGCGGTTATCCCGCCCCGTATTTAATTAACTCACGACAGTAGACAGAAGATAGCCAGCACCAGTAGCGATAACGACTTCATCTTCAACCATAGAGACTTCAATCATATCCCCCTTGCGCTTGGGTTCCCTCCACCGCTCAACCTGGAACGGTTGAGACATGAAAGTGGCTCCGAGCGTCACGCCCTTGCGCGGGACTGGACTTTCAATATAGGCAGTCATAACGTACTTACCCCAAACATACGCAGGAGTAACGGTCGCGCCCTCAACCGCCGAATTATACACAGCTTTCCCGACAAGCACCTGGTTCACATTGAAAACCTGAGCCAGAGCGTTCGGGGTAACAGTAGCCGGATCAGCAGGGGTCCCGCCGTACTGAATACGAGCAAGGATCGAAGGATGATGAACAACCTTCTTGAATACTTCATAGCCCATGATAATCGTATTCGCGGGCTTAAGCGAATTTTTCAGAACGGAATCTTTTGCCGTTTCGATGTCCGCGATAGGATCGGAATCAGCACCGGAAGCCGTGTAAACATCCCAACAATCATCACCGGACAGAGCCGAATAATACGAAGTGAAAGTGGTCGTATTAAACAACGCAGTTGCAACCCGATACTCGTAGTCGAGCAGAAGCTGGCCCGTCAGGAATCGAGTCGTGTCGATGTCCATGTCGATCGGGGAATCCGCATTTTTACGAGCTCGGTCTGTAACGATGTCTTTCAACGCATACTCTTCGCACTGATAAGTCCCTGTCGTCACATCCCAAGTCGTTTCGGCGGACTCAGCACCGTCTCCGCGAAGTGTCCTGGAGGGGAAGTTGAGAGCGTCCTTCAGATAAAACTGAAAATATTTATCCGATTCTTTATTCACGTTGACAATTGGCATGGCCTGGCTTGCAATAAACATATCCTGCGAATACTGCAATGCAACGTTAGTCAGAATCGCATCAGAATGAACTTGTTCTCTGTAAGGCATTTTATATATCCCTTATATTAGGCTTGTAATTCAAAGCCAGTAATCAAGACCGTAAGAAGATCGTCAGAAGCTGTTCCGGTTTCAAGAGCGATAGCACCAATCCAATCGCTTGCGGTAGCCGCGACTTCACCATGCGCAAGGTATCCGGTCTGAGCGGATGACTTTAGTTTTTCAAGTCTATTCACCGCGCCGTAGGCCCGAAGTTTCGATACCCCTTCAACTCTTACCACGGCGGCCTCGCCAGCGGCATTAGGGGCATTCTGGAGAATACCGATTGCCCGTCCCGCGTCGCCTGAATAGTTGACCGTATCATCAGCTGAAACAGAAACAAAGTGGTATTGATAGCTTGATAAATCCCCGGCGGCCTTAAAGCTAATGTCTAAACCAGCATGTCCTTCAGCCATTTGGCCTCCTTATGGGGTGGGCGTGCCAGCGTCAGTCGCATAGGCATCGCCATGTCTGAGTAGCACCGAAATGAGTTCGCCGGAAGTACCGTCTGCGGAATGGATAGCAATTGCGGAATACCATTCGCTTGCCGCGTCCGCTTCCTCTCCGTGACCTGCGGAAGTTGAAGTAATCATTGTTCCTACTGCGATAGCCTCATTTATGACAAGCTTAGAGACACCAAGAATACGAACAATCGCTTCCTCTCCGGCCGCATCCGGTTTGTTTTGTAGAATACCGATAGCGCGTCCGTTTGCGCTCGAAAGATTAACGGTATTCGTTGAAGAAAGACTCACAAAGTGATACTGATAACTCGACAGATCACCGTATGCCTTAAAAGCAACATCTAACCCGTAATGACCTTCAGCCATGATATCCTCCTATGCCGTCGGAGCGGTGTCATCGGTCGCATACGCATCGCAATGATTAAGCAAAACTGCAACAATATCGCCGTCCGTAGTGCAAGACTCCAGAGCGATACCGTAACAATGTTCCGCGTTTGCATCAGCGCGTTCACCGTGTCCGTCCGATTTAGATGTAATCATGGTTCCGAGATCCATCCGTTCACCAGCAACCATTTTCGAAACCCCGCAGACCCTGACAATAGCCGCTTCACCAGCGGCATCGGGCTTGTTCTGCAAAATTCCGATTGCAATGGCGTTTGCGCCAGCCAGCGTAACAGTATTCGCGGCAGACAAAACCATCGCATGGTACTGATAATCGGCAAGAGTCGCGGCGGCCTTGAAGGTTATGTCTTGAACATAATCCCCGTATGCCATTAGTTACTCCTGTTCATTTTCAGCATGCATCTTCTTGACAAGTTCCTTGTTGGAATCCATGAACTCACGGACAGCGCGGTCATAAGGAATCTTTTTCTCTTCCATAAGTTTCTTCGCACCGTCTGCAATCTGCTCGTTCGCAGACTTGCTCGGAGCATCATTCCCTGTCCCGTGTTCCGTAAACTCAATCACGGGCTTTGCGTTCTTAAGCCAGTCACCCATAGAAGCTTCATCCATCAGATACATATTGATAGACGTTTCACGCTGAGCCGGAAGCACGACACCTTTCGCCACATAACCGTCAACGATCTTTTCGGCTTCCATGCGCTTCATCTTTTTGCCGACTTCAAGCCCGGCCTTTGCGCCGTCCTGGAGTTCTTTGTACTGCGCTTCGGTCAGAACGACTTTGCCCTTATTGCTTTCCATGAGTTCCTTCTTTTCATTGTCTTTCGCCTGCACCTGTTCGGTAAGTGATTTGTTGTCGCTTTCAAGCTTCGTCTTCGCTTCAATCAACGCCTTGACAGCGGCCACAATATCGCCCTCGGTCAGATCCAGGATTTCTCGCAATTCTTTTTCCATTGCTTTTACTCCATTATTATGATGTATAATAAGTCCGTTCTTGCCTTCGCTTGTTACGGGCACAGAACACGTCATGATGTCTTCGTCACTTAATGCAATCGCCAGTTGATTCTTTTTTAAATGCGGGTAATTGGTAAGGGTCGATCCTGTAACCGTAAACCCGTGCGACTGTCCGGATTCATCATCCCAATTATCCGTAAATTCCGGAGACTGGTACAGAAATTCCCTGTTTGAAATATACTCTTTCGCTTTGGCTGTCCACTCTACTTTTGCCCAAAGCTCACGCCCCTTCTTGTAAAGTGCCTTAATCCATCCGGCGGCCTTAGATTTCTCTGGGTCAGCATCGTGCCCTGCGTGCTGATAGCTGAAGGGCAGTTGAGGGTTTCCGCTTTCATCGAATCTTGTCGCGACCTTATCGGTCCAGTTCTTTAAAGCCTTATCAATATCCTTGTCTTTAATTTCGAACTTTCCGTAAAGGTCATGCTCGAAATAACCAGGATATAAAATCTTAACATCAGTCAGCCCATCGGAAGGATCGGTTAAGGCAATGAATAGATTAGACCCCATTGTCCTTTTTTCGTCAACACTTGAATTGGCTGTTATAACTGCAAGCGGCCCGCACTTTTCGTCATCTCCGTCTTTCATGCACGAATCGTAAACATCATTTGCAACGGCAACCCACTTTTGAGCAGATTCAGGCGATAGACTCTTCTTATGTTTCTCAACGTCCGCAATAACAAATGGCATAATTTCCTCCGCAAATAAAAAAAGCCCGCCCATCCTTTCGGATGAATCGGGCCTCATGTGCCTCTAAAAAGTATTTTAAATCATTTTTCTATTTTGTTTTATTTTCTTCCGTAAAAATATGGATTATCAATATTCCGCAGTTAGGGCAGAAGTTAAAATCCCTCGTTATGTAGTTCCTAAAACAACTCCTGCATTTGAACCACTCATATCCGTAATCCTCAATCCCTACGCTATCAGACGGGAATACGTTCACTACTCTCACGCATCATATCCGTATACTTCGGGAAAACGTTTATGTCGTCCATTTTCTTGTCAATCGCAGTATCAAGTATTTCACTCAATTTGACAAGTTCATTAACGTTATACCCAGTTATGAGTTTTTTGAATCTATCCGGAGTCATCATTTCAAGTCACAATATAATACAATTATTCCAAAAGTCAAGTGAAATCTTATATATTTTTAAAATACTTTTATAAATAAAACTTACAATTTAACGTCTAATCTTACTTCGCCTATCAACATCTGCGTTACAACTCCACTTGAATCCGTTGTGTCCCATTGCTTTATAGAAATACCGTCAATCCTTAATCCTGTTTCGGCACAAAACATAGATAAAATATTTCTTATTTCGTCCTCTGCCTTAATCTTGCGCGCTTTTAAGTCTTTTACGTCCACGTGTCCTCCTTACACAAATTCCACTTCATCTGTTTTAACGCTTCCGTACTTTTCTAAATAAAGTACTGTTCCGCACTTAGGGCATATTACCGTACCCTCTGGAAACGAAACAGAAACGCTCTTCCCTGACTTAATATTGATCTCATAGGCAGTCACGCCCTTATCCGCAACCCTTCGACCGCATCGGCATCTAACCTCTGTCATTGTGCCCCCAAATAAATATTAAACCCGCGACAGCGATCCCCGCCCTCGCATTGGTCATACTGCCCAGTTTCAAACGGTCCAAAGTCTGGATCATCAATTCCAGTAAACCCCATCCCGTCAACCTCCTCGCATGGTCCGCAAGTCTTATCGTCCATTATTTCGCTATGGGTGATAGACGTTATATCGTCCTTATTCTTGAACGCTTCGGCGGCACGGCTTAGTCCGAATATTTTGGTTACATCTGCTTGCATCTCGAATTTAAAGTCATTCTTGCTCAAATCAAGTAGCCGTTGTTTCATCTGCTTGGTATTTACCGATCCTGTATGTTTCTGGTCTATCATCTCTTTGCGCCATTCATTCCACAGTTTAACGCTCAAAACAGAAACGGCTACATCCGAAAGGGCCGACGAAAGCCTGCGGACTTCTTTGTCATCCTGAAAAATTGGGATCAACAGTCCCTTGCGCTTTTTCTTTTCGGGTGGTAAAACTACTTCGTCCTCGTCCTCGTCTTCGCCTTGAAACTCTACGTCCATGAACTCAACTGGTTCCTTAAATAGTTCATTTCTTAGCTTCATACGCGAATAATAATAAACCTCACGCAACGCGCCGGACAGTTCTGATGCCATTTTGCCCTTGCCTGGAACCTTAGTTTCAATCAATGCCTGACTAAATTCATCAATACTCATCTTGGTAGTTAACAGCTTAAGACTTTTCTCCGTCAGCCAGTCGATCATCTCGCGTCTATATTTATTGCCTATTCCGATAGCTAAATCATAATACTCATTGATCTTTTGATCCATATCCTTCAGGCCGATAGACTTTTCCAAGTCCGTAAGCGGCCTCCAGTATTCTCCTGGCTTACGTTCTTTCAGGTGAATATGTTTGCGTTCCCTTAGTTCGCCAGTTACATTTTCCTTGTCATCTTCGGTTGTTTCTTCTGTTTCGGGGACTTCCGGGGCTTCTGGTTCTTCTGGCTTTTCAGGAACAACAGGAGCGACATCTTCGGCCTCTTCCGGTTCCGGAAGGTTCATTTCCTTACTGATCCACTTTTCAAGCGCGAATGTCGGCTTGACTATCCCGCCATCAGCCAGCGTCCTGAGGGTAACTGCCAACGCTCCATAGTCCATATTAGACAGCTTAGAGCATGTGACTTTAGGGTATTTCTCTACATTTGAAAAGTTATAATCGACTATATCCTTGACCAGCCTGCGCCCTTCCATGCCCCCGTTCATAATGTCTGTTATATACTTGGCAACGGCCTGCAATGAATTATAGAACGTGTCCTGAAGGCTCCCACCTAAAGCCCTCGACCCCGTATCAGTTTTCCCCAAACTCAAAAACTGTGCAAGAATATTCGAAGTAATTTCCGTGTCGTGATACTTAATGGATTCTATAATATTAGTCGTAGACTGCGCTTTCATGTCAAGAATCTCAAACCCGAAATCAAAAGGCTTGATCACGTACCCTTTTTCGTGCGCCCTAAAGGTCTCGCAGGCTTCTTGCGCTGCCGCCAGGTCTCCTTCTTTCCCATCCTCTGGGAGCGTTACCATCGGAATACCAATCCCGAACCGTTCATGCCTTATCGCGTCAATCCTTATTTCTGTATCCTTCATTTTCCAGTTTTTATAGATAGTCCGGAAAATGGACATGCCCCGCCAGTTGTTCCCCTCCTGCTCATTAGTGAAAATTAACAGCTTGTTATTCGGGATCAAAACCGTCTTATATGACCCGCCGGGGAACATACAGGATTGTTCAACCGCGTCAAGCTGGCCTAAGTCGTTTTGAATCCAACGCGTGATTGTCTTTGGTTTCCTCGCCGCAATATTGGAAATCTTATAAACGCCGTCCTCTAACTTCCAAACTTTCTCAAACACGTAAAACCCGTAAACAAGATAATATAGAATACTTCTGAGCAGGGAATCCCATGTAAAATTGTCATTCTGGAATAGCTGTCTCCGGACTTCATCAGCTATTTCAATGTCTCCAGGCTCTTCGCTTGCTGGCTCAACGTCCCATTGCGCCGATCTAAGCGGAAGCGTCATAAGCAGAACCGTAGACCGAACCTGAGCGTCAGTCCGATACATCTTATCAAATACATCAATGGCGGAAGTTTCTCGCAGTTCCGCGTTAAACTCTTCGCCCGTAATGTACCCGCTATAAACCTGAGTCCCAACAGTACCGACTTCGGAAGTCTTGGATTTCCGCGTCTCGACTAACTCAATAGGTTTAACTTTCTTCTTGCGTCCTGAACGACCTTTAACTCCGCTCATAAAGCCGCCTTCCCATGATTCAATTTAAACATAACTGTATAAATGATGTATTGCCTAATCCGTCGCAGTATTCTGAAACAAAATACGAAACCGAATCAACCTTCATATTGTCCCAAATCCAATCATCTAAAACTACGCGGCCGTATGCTTCGGCCCATTCAAGTGAATCCATTCTCATCCCTCAAAATCGCATATTAATGACTCTAAGTTTTTACTGTTGGCCTTTATTCTCTTGACAACACAACACTTCAGTATAGTTAGTGGGTCAGCATAATCATCATCGACGCGCGTATTTGAGACAACAATGCAGTTCTTGTTTTCTTCGATAACAAGCCCAAGTGTCTTTGCTATCTTTGGGCAAGCGCATTCCCCTATCCTATGCCAACCTATATTAGTATTGTGATCAAACCATTCGATGTATTCTATGCGCATTTAGAAATCCATCCCCATAACTCCGGAGCTGACTGGCCTGCTCATCTTTTTGGCTGGCTCGGCCTTAAGTATGGTTTCCATTTTAATATTAGTTTTTTCAGGATAGAAAGTATTCGCCAGAGCGTCGCTCTTATCAGGTGAACGGCCTAACCGCTTCTTGATTTCGTCTTTTTCCTCTAAGATTATAGACCCGTCGCTTCTTAGTTTCTTAATTGAAATAGCCGTCAACTCTTCCAGCAGCTCATCGTCCGGGGGGAGCGCCAGACCTTGCTTAAACTTCGGATCGAGCGAATCACGTATAGCCCAATGTAGATACGCTCTCATATTCGCAAAAGTACGTTGACCTGTAAAATCAGTATATCCTTCTGCACCTTCTGAGAATTTAACACTTATAGCACTTACGTCCTGCTCTTTTAGCCTTGAATAAACTCCGGCCCCTTCGCCTATCGTGTCAATGAAAGCCTTATCCCCGTACTGAAGGATATTCTTAATACGTCCCGTGGTTTCCATGTGATCCGCATGACTTGCCGATTCTATCTTAGAGACAACCTTCCCGTGCTTGTGGACATAAACGGTCTTGTCACGTCCCATGCCTGCAACATCAACCCCGAGCCTCAATGGTTCGCCGTTCTTTGATCCTGCGGCTTGCCATTCTCTCCATCGGTCAAAGGATGCCTCAACCCATGCCATAGGAATCAACTGGCTTTCATCCTCAGACGGAAATTCGCCTAATACCTTGACCTTAAAAAGATCATCCGGCCTATACCAGAAAGAACCGTTTTCATTTTCCCACTTAAAATCGTACTGAGTTGAATCAACGTCTTTTTCGTCTATCTGAACAGCCCACCGCTTGACCTTATCATCAACCCAATCCCAATCAACTTGACCAGGTATCACTGTTTTCTTTGCTAAAACATTCGGAGCATTTAAAGCCGAAAGAGAAAACTTTATAAAATTCGAAGACTTAAATGACTTTGCGTATTCTCCTGTATTCCGAATCGGGTTTCCTATTAATACAAGTTTGGAATCTCCCGTCAAAATACCCTCAATGCTGTGGAATGTTTCATCGGATATTCCGGAAGCCTCAGTAATGACAAGCATTAGGTTCTGGCTGTGATAACCCTGCCATGCCTCAGTATCCTTATCCGCTGACTTAAACCCCTCAAGAAAGTGATCCTTGTGACCTTCAAACGAAATCCTTGTGGATAAAACGTCTCCACCTAAAGCATTTGGAGCATTAGCGTGTAACTTGCCTATTTCTGACATCATAACCGAAACCACTTGTCTGCCAGTCGGGGCCGTGTTAATTACTTTTGCCGGATACTTAGTATAAATAAAACACAAAGAAGCAACAGCCGCTACATAATCCTTGCCTCTGGCATTTGAGCTTCTTACTGTTATTCTCTTATTGTTCTGGATAGATTCTAATATACACTTCTGATCATTATCTAAATGAACGCCCAAAACATCTAAAGCAAAAGCATTCCAGTCATTTTCGTATTTCAATGCTCTATCAAACAGGCTGATTTTCCTTGCGCTCTTTCGTGATCCAATCGAAGAAAGTCTTTGAGGTCTCTTTATTCATCCCGTGTTCTACTTCGCTTTTAGGATACCACCCCCTTCTTTTCCCAGGCCCGTCTAATACTCTGCCAATAGCCCAGTTATCACCTTCATTGACCTTTGTTAATAGCTTGTTTTCTGCAAGGTCAACCATCTTCTCGCGTTCATTCTTTAAAAGCAGCGAAAGCTTAGGATGCTTGTCTATAAATGTCTTGGCTGTATGCCATTCACAATTACACTTCTGGGCTATTACCGAAATAATACCAGCGGAACCAATAACTGCTTTTTTAACGTCTCTATATTTTAGCTTCATAAATCGTAATTTCGGAATATAAATTAACTTTAATTAATTCAATTTATTAATCTTAATGTCTGGAAAGGCATCAATCATCCGCTGTAAAATAACAGCACAATAGGCAGGGCTAATCTCTATGGCTCTGCATTTACGGTTTAAGTTTTGGCATGAAATCATCGTTGTTCCTGAACCACAAAAAGGCTCATAACAAATATCAAGTTCATTCCCCCATGTCTTTATAATAAATTCAGCAAAATCGACCGAAAAAACCGCAGGATGATCTCCAGCTCCAATACTCCCGCGTTGCGAAGAAACACGTATGGTACTGTCCGGAATCTTGTATGGTTGGCCTATCTTGTCTGGACTTGTGGCCCTATTTAAAGACCCGTCTTTTTGCCTAAACCTTCTGCTCCCATGATCTGTCCCCTTTGTGCTTGTTTCAACCCATTTGTTCGCAGAGACACGGCCAACAGAAAAATGAAATAAAAATTCATGCGATGGGGCAAGCCTCCCATTCCATTCACCTGGAAATCCGTACCCCTTATCCCACACATAAAAACCGTATAATGGGTGCCCCTGTTTTTCGCAATGCAAAAGCCAATCATTCCAATAAAAATTAGCTTTCCCGTCTTTGTAAGATAACCCCAAATTTACTATTATATCTGAAGGGTCTCCGATAATTGAAAATATTCTATCAGTGACCCCGTTCATTAAATTACCCCAATCGAAAGAACCAGACTTGTAATCCCTTTGATCTGCATACGGCGGCGACGTAAAACACAGCCTTGCCCTTTCTTGCCCCATAACAGCCCCAACGTCAGCCTCTTTCGTGCTATCCCCACGTAATAGCCGATGTTCGCCGATCTGCCACAAATCCCCCGTTTTTACCTTCCAATGCTCATTTAATTCATCGGCTTTGTCGATTTGTGGTTCAGCATCTTTTTGTTCACCTTCAAAGCAACTCATTTTTAAATCTTTTAATTCTAACCCAAATTCCTCTAATTCCTTAACTTCAAACTGATTCGCCAATATATCAAAATCCCATTCCCCGTTACTTACGTTATCCCTTATCATTAATTCGTTACGCTTTTCTTCTGATATGTCAAATATGGAAACAGGAACCTCTTTAAGTCCTAATTCTTTAGCGGCTTTATACCGCATATTCCCCGCAAAAATAACCATATTTTTATCGCATAAAATAGGCCGCGTCTCGAAGTATTCCCTGTTTTCTTTGATTGACTTGCAGAGCTTCTTAAACTGATCGTCTTTAATCAGGCGCGGATTATTCGTGTCTGGCTTGATTTCGTTTATATTAATGTATTTTATTTCTTGCATTGTCTCTAATCATCTGCTGTTAAGGGTAAATATTTCCACTGTGTTAAATTGCCACAACCTATGGGCGACCGGATCATTAAAGGCATCCTACAAGAGGAAGCTTTAAGCCTTAGGATTAGTTAGTTATGCTTAGAATCAATAGAATTGCTTCAAATGACT